GCTGGGAACAACTACTTCTTCACGTCAGACTATAGCACGACTGGCGGCGGAGGCGGCTGGGGCGCGAACGGCGGTGGCACAGCCAGCGGAAATCAGAAGGGCGGCGGAACTGGCGGCGCAGCCATCTCTGGCACAGCTATAGCGACATATACGAACAACGGCACAGTTTACGGATCGGTGGCATGACACTAATACCGCTCAACATACCCGCAGGCTTTTACCGCAACGGCACGGACATCGAGCAGTCAAATAGGTGGCGCGACGGATCACTCGTTCGCTGGCGTGACAACTCATTGCGTCCAATCGGTGGATGGCGTGAGCGCAAGACATCTTTTGCGACGAACCCCGTGCGCGGCATGCACGCTTGGGAAGCGATCAATGGAAACGCATGGCTCGCAGGCGGGTCGCATGACCAGTTGAATGTGATGACTGGATCGGGCACACTCACAGACATTACTCCAACAGACTTGGCCGCTGGTCGAGAGGATGCCGCTGCAAACACGGGCTTCGGTGGCGGCACTTATGGCGTTGGTTACTATGGCCAGCCGATACAGTCTAACGACAACAGCGTTTTACTCGAGGCGACGACATGGTCGCTAGACAACTGGGGCGAGTACCTCGTCGGGTGCCACTACGATGACGGGCGCCTCCTTGAGTGGCAACTTAATACGTCAAACAACGCGGCGCCAATCGCGAATGCGCCAATCGACAATCTTGGCCTCGTTGTGACGGAAGAGCGTTTTATCTTTGCACTTGGAGCGGGTGGAAACAGCCGCCTCGTGCAGTGGTGCGACTTTGAAAACAATACCGTGTGGACGCCGTCGACAACGAACCAAGCTGGATCGCAGGAGCTGCAGACGAATGGCCAGATCATGCAGGGCATTCGGACGCGCGGCCAGACGCTGATCATCACCGACACAGACGCGTTTTCCGCGCGATACTCTGGACCTCCCTACATTTATTCATTTTCTCGTGTCGGCACTTCGTGCGGCGGCATATCCCGCAAGGCGGCGTCAGATGTTGACATCGGCGTGTTCTGGATGGGGCAGCGCGGGTTCTTCCGCTTCGACGGCAACTCTGTCTCAGAGATACCGTGCGACGTGCATGACTACGTGTTTGGCGACTTCAACGTGGCGCAGCAATCGAAAGTGTGGTCGTTTGCCAACGGCCAGTATGGCGAGATTTGGTGGTTCTACTGCTCATCGAGCAGCACTGAGATCGATCGATACGTCGCATACGACTACAAAGAAAACCACTGGCTCATTGGCGACTTGTCTCGCACGTCAGGCATTCAGCGCGGCGTATTTCGTTATCCATTTATGGCGGGCCACAACGCGGACAGCGATATTTATGACCACGAGGTCGGGTTTAACTTTGACGGCGTGGCGGCATTTGCCGAGACAGGTCCGCTGAGCCTCGCTGGCGGAGATCAGATTGCCAGAGTGACCAAGCTCATTCCAGACGAGCGCACTCAGGGTGACGTTGACGTCACGTTCAAGACGCGCTTTTACCCGAATGGCACTGAGACGACGCACGGCCCGTTCACGCCGAGCAATCCAACGTCAGTGCGCTTCACTGGCCGACAGATGCGCATGAAGGTCGAGGGGACAGTGCCAACTGACTGGAAGGTCGGCGACATGCGCGTGGACGTTACGGCTGGAGGGCGGAGGTAGTGCCCAGCCCGATACTCCCTCCCATTGGCCCAGACTTGACGCAGTGGGGCCGTCAGCTTACGCAGTTCCTGCAGGTAAACTTGGCCAAGTTAGGCTTTAAGACTGACGTCGACAACCCGTCTGAGGACGGCGTTATTTTGTGGGATCGTGAGAACAAGTATCCCGTCGTCTCGAAGGACGGAGCGTTTGTGCAGGTCATCTTAGAAGACGGGCACGCCTCCTTTTATCGTAACACAGATGTCACCGCCGCCGCAACGAATACGGCGTACGCAATAACGTACGACGCGCCAAGCGGAAACGTAGGCATTGACCGAGATGCAGTGGATAATAGCAAAATCGTATTCAGCGAGGCTGGCGAGTACCTGTTGATGTTCTCGGCGCAGATTAGCTCTACGTCGTCGAGCACGGTGAAGTTTTACTTCTGGCCCCGCTTAAACGGCACAGACGCGCCCAACAACACGATGATAAACTCACTACACCAAAACGGGTCCACGCTTGTCGTGTCTCGATCCGCAAAGTTTGACGTGTCTGTGGGTGACGAGTTGCAGGTCATGTGGGCCGTGGATAGCACCTCTGGCTTCCTAGATGCTCAGGCGGCGACAGCGTTTTCACCAGCCGCGCCAGCAACGACGCTGCACATTACACGTATGCATGGATAGGGTTCACGTTTGACGGATAATGTTGTACAGTACAAAAAACGGTCACTGGTTCGGATTGAGCCTATTACCAAGGACGTTGACGAGGCGCTGAATAAATCGTTACCGCTTCTGAAGACGTCAATAGAGGCTTACGGTCGAAACGTAGACCCCGAAGAGGTGATCGAGGACATACTAGACCAAAACTCTTTGCTCTGGCATGTCTACTTAGAGGACACGTTGATTGCGGCATTCACAACTGTCGTTAAACATCACCCTCGCAGAAGCACTCTATTCATAGAGTTCATGGGTGGAGTTGATATGAAAGTTTGGATGAAGGCGGCTGTCACCATGTTTAAAGACATCTGCAAAATCGGAAATCTAAGTGGCGTTGAGTTCGACGGGCGTGCGGGCTTTAGTCGCTTTGCAAAAGATTGCGGATTTACGGAAACATCCCGCAGATTTGAGATGGAGATAACCAGTGGGAACTAAAAGCGAAACCACAACAAAGTCAATGGACCCGCGCGTCGGGGCTATGACAGACTTCACTACAAACTATGCGCAAGTTTTGGCGAATAAAAGGTTTGATCCCTACACAGGCAAGACTGTAGCTGATTTGACCCCAGAAGAGCAGCAAGCTCTTTCGAGGTACAGCGCGCTCACGCTACCCAGCGAGTTCCAAGAAGTCAGCGACATCTATCGCGGCATGGCGACACGCACGCCGCAAGAGCGTCAGGCAGACATTGACGCGTATACACAACAGTATACATCCAATGTAATCGACCCCACGATAACAGCTTTAAATCGTCAGCGCGCTCAGCAAAAAATTGGGGAAGAGGCAGATATAATTGGTGCGAATGCGTTTGGTTCTGGTCGTCGTGGCGTATATGAGGGTGCGCGCCAAGGTGAGTTTGAAGCCGCGATCGGTAAAACAATAGCCGATCTGCAAGGCCAAGGCTACCAGCAAGCTGTGCGTCGCGCAGACCTAGAAGACCAGATGAAAATGGGCGCGGCTCAAGCTCTCGGCGGCCAAGCTGGTCAGGCCCTGCAGGCTCAGATGGGCTTGCTAGGCGGGCAGCTACAGGTAGCCGCATTGCCACGCAGCCTAGAACAGCGAGAACTAGACGATTTGTACAGAGAGTACATACGAGAATACGAAGACCCGTTCAAAAAGTTCGGCGTTGTGCAAGGTGCGCAAAGCGTCATGCCGCAGGGCTACGGAACGACGACAGCGACGACGCGCGATCCAATGGGGCAATTCGGCGGGTTGATGCAAGGCGCAGGCTCACTGTTTAAGGGATATGCCGCTCTCACCAACCCGTTAACTACAGTCGGCACTGTATAAGGAAATAGTTATGGCACTACCTTTCGACCCATCTACATTCCTACCCGCAGACGCGAGCGAAGAAGAGCAAAACATCTACGGAGGCACAGACACCTTTGTTGGCGCCACAGCGACGCAAGCTGCTGGCGATCCACTCGCAGATCAGGGCATCACCGCAGCACTGCAGTCAGGCAACTTTGCTGAGCCTATTGCTGTAACACGTCCGCAACCGAAAGCCGCGCAACCGACAGACCCATTTTCGGCTTTAACCAAGACGCAGCGCCGCATCCTTGCCGCATCTGCAATCCAAGATGCTGGCGCAGCATTGCAGGGCCGCGAGGGGACATCGTTTGCTACTACATTGAAGGCATTCAACGATCAAGCTGACATGATGCGCAAAGCGAAGGCGGCGCAGGCGCAGCTCGACATGCAGCGTCAGATCGCAGGCCAATTTGGCACCATGCCGACTGGCGAAGGTCGCATCGCTGAGCTTCAGGCGCGCAGGCAACAACTCCTACGGCAAGCTGCGATGAACCCAAGCATGGCAGACATGTTCCGCCTGCAGATCGCCGAGATAAATCGAGAGATCGAGCAAGCTGAGCAGCAAAGAGTGCAGGGCATCCAAGAGGCTCAAGGCGCAAGCACCGTGCTTAACACGGTCAGCGA